TTCAGTCCTTTTAAGAACTGGTGGAAGTGGTGCAGCATCTTCATATATGGATATGGATGATTATATTGCAACTACTGGACTTAATCCTTATATCCGCTCAGGTGTAAAACAATCAAGAGGGTCTGGTATTCCATCAAGTTTATCATCTAAATTATCTAAATTATCAATTGCTCCACCAGTGGAAACTTTCAGGAAAAACATTGTAATGCATATGTAACATATATATTTTTTAATATTTCTATAATGAATTATTAAAAAGATTTAAAGGGTGATAATCATATAATCCTAATGTGTGATAAACTAGTATTCGATCTTTCCCAAGAAGTGGAAGGAAGCCCAAATGTATTCGTCCGTAAGGATTGGATTAACATTTTAGACAATCAAAATCAAAATTATTCAAATAATCAGAGTATTATTGATACGAGTCAACTTTCAAACAGTAATAAATATATGTCATATAGAGAAGCTTATTTAGCCGTACCTATGTTACTAACAATTACACAACCTTCAAGTGGTACTAATATTACTACAACTGTAGCAGGTACAACAACCACCGCAGGTGGAGCTGTAACATTTGGAACATTTGCACAGTCAGGAACTAATGCCTCTTCTTCTGGGGACTATTGTTTAGGTTTAAAAAATTGGTTCGGAACAATTATTCATTCTATGACATTGGATTACAACGGCACGAGTATCTGCCAACAAACCCCATATTCTAACATGTGGAACTCATTCAAATTAATGACAAGTCTTTCATATCAAGATTTAATTACTCAAGGGTCTAAAATTGGATTTTTTCCTGATGATGCAACATCATTTCAATTCTTTCCGACTGCGGCAGGTAGTGTATTAGCAGGTTCTTCATCTACATCTGATTTCTTGATGGATGGAACCTGTAATAATTCCAACTTTTTACAAACCGGGCCTGTTGTTGGTCAATATAATTCTTTTAATTCTGGATATGGTAATTTAGGACTCCTTGAACGTCAACAAAATATTAATTTTAATACTGATGCATTAGCATCTGTTGGTTCTACAATTCAAACAGGTCTAACTACTACTACATATGGTGGTTTAGTATATGGTGGAACTGGTGGATTAAACAATTTATGGAAATCTTATATTTTAACTAAAATTAGTGGTGCAGCAACTGCTGCCGCTGGTGCTGCTGGTGTCGCTCCTACATACTCCGCTATTACTGTACCAGTATTACAAATTAATTTAATGGGTATGATTATGTTAAAACATGTACATAGTTTCTTCAATATGTGTCCTTTACTTAAAGGTGTATTTATGAAAATTACATTAAATTTAAATAACACATCAACCTCAATTATTTCATGCCATGCTCCATCAGGAACAACTGGTCAACAGATTCAAGCAGGTTTACATGTATCTTCTGTTGCAAATGCTGTAGGTGGTGTAAATCCATTAATGATTGCATCACCTGCAACTTCTAATGGAGGTGTTACTATTAACACTATATTAGGAGCAGGTACTGTTTTTGCTATTGCAGGAGGTACTACTGTAATTAATTATGTTGCAAACGTATCCGTGGGTTCTACATGCTTAGATAACTCTATTAAAAATACTACAGGAGTAACAACTGGAAACCTTGCAAAATCAATTTATTTATATGTACCTGCATACACTTTTAACCCAACATTTGAACAAGCATATCTTTCTACACCTGTAAAACAAATTAACTATACTGATATTTACCAATATCAAATTACAAACGTAAGTGCTAATGGAATGATTAACAATCTTGTAACAAATGGTATTGCAAATATTAAAAGTATTTTAGTATTACCTTTTTACTCATCATTAGCAGGTGCTGCAGTAACAAATTTAAAATCAGGATTAAGTATTAATAACAACACTAATATTTTACAAGGTCTTCCAGTTTATCAAAGTCCATATGACCCTGCAGGAACTGGTACTACATCACCACTTTGTCATATTAGTAATTTTAATATTCAAATTTCTGGACAGAACGCTATTTACAACTTACAGAAATACAATTTTGAACAATTCAATAACCAACTTTACGGTCAAAATGCTGTTAATGGTGGACTTACTGATGGTTTAACTTCTGGTTTAGTTGGACGTCAAGAATTTGATATGTCATATTGCTATTACTATGTCAATGTTGAACGCATGCTTCCAGTTGAACAAAGTGTACCTAAATCTGTACAAATTATTGGACAGAATTTATCGTCAAAAGCTTGTGATTATTGGGTATTCGTTGAATATGGTGTAAGCATCTCTATTGACGTATTAACTGGCGCAAGAGTTTAAATTTATACTTAAAGACTAATTTATTATATATAGTACTGCTTGAATGTTTCTATATATAATTATATAATTATATTATAAGAAAATAATAAGATAGTATATGTTCCCGAGTGGTCAAAGGGGTATCGCTTAAGACGATATGATTAATTTCTTCATGGGTTCAAATCCCATCATATACAATGACATATAAGTGTTAATCATTGTTAAAAAACAATGATTAATAATTAAATAATGATAAACCATTTAAAAAGATATACCTTTAAATGATAATGCATAAAATTCAAATTGACGTAAGTCCACATCAACTAAGAAAACTTAGAAAAGGACATCCTGTAAGAGTAAAAAAGGGTGAAGGGTTAGAATTATTAGTCCATCCACACACATATAATATTGTATCTCGTTCTTTTAATAAAGGTAAAGGTTCACAACTTCAACTTAGTCCTGAAGAAATTGAAATGAACAGTGGAATTTCTAAAGCTATTAGTCCTGAGGCTCATAACCGTTCACTGAAACCTACTACTACTACTACTGCTACTACTCCTGCTGCTGTACCAATGGCGGGTAGTGGGTTTACATCTAAATTACAACTTGCTGATACTCTCAATAAACATTTAGGTACTAATTATGGTTATCTTGCTAGAGCTGGAATGGATAATGCTATTAATAGTAAAATTAGTTCTGTAATGGCTAAACATGGTATTGATGGTAGAATGAAACTCGCTCCTAATGGTAATTTTAGTGCTACTCTTGAACCTCATTCACGTATGGTAGGTGGTGCTATTGAAAAAGGTAGTGTTGGACGTAAAGGTAGTATGTTACATGCATATACTCCTCCTGCATTAGTGTCTCAACCATTTAGTGCTAACTTTCAATTCCAACACTTTTTACCACCACAATATCAACACTTTAATACTGGAGGACATTCTGATGTAATGGGTAATGGTTTATATGTTTAATATATATAAAGGATTGATTATATAATATAATAATATGTCACTTACAGATAGTCAAATAACATCACTTTGCAAAAAAATGGGAATACCTTTAGGGGGTATAGAATTTAAAGATGAATTACCCTGTCCTCTTGAATATAATAAGGCTTACTTTGTTAACTTAGAAGATAGTCATGATGAACAAGGTAATGAAAATGACGGGTCACATTGGACTTATTTACAATTAGTAAAATATCCTAACGGAAATATTGCTAAAATATTTTTTGACCCTTATGGTGCTCCACCTAGTGAGAATATTAAAAAGATAGTAAAAGAAACAACTAAAACAGAAGGTCTTCCTTATACTGAAAAAGATATTCAAAGTCTCATGAATAATGCATGTGGTTGGTATTGTCTTGCTTTAGGGCATTTTATTAATGCGTCTAAGTTTAGGTCAGGTAGTATATATGATGATGTATCTTGTTTTATGGATATGTTTGAAGATTTAAATAAATCATGTGATTTTAAAAAGAACGAATATATTCTAAAACACTTTTTTAGGTCAGAGGACCCATCACTCAGAAAAGAAGTTGATGTCATAACTAGTCAAGATGAAAAAGGAGGTATAGATATGATGAAAATTCCTGTAGATGTTAAAATGATGAATGAATAGATATAAAGGAATAATTCTATTATATATATAATGAGTGAAACACCTGATATTAAATATAGTTCATATACTGCTGCTCAAAAGAAAACATCTCAATTATATAGACAAAAAAATAAAGAAAAAATTAATGAACAACGAAAGAAATATTATCAAACTAAAAAAGCAAATGACCCTACATTTTTAGAATATAAAAGGATTAAGGCTAAAGAATATTATGAAAAAAAGAAACTAGATAAAGTAGTAAAACCTGAAGTCACTCCAGAAGAACCTAAAATTAAAGAACCAGTAATAGTACCAGAAAGTATTGAAATGAAAGTGCCTGATATAATTGAAGAGGCTATTCATGCTCCATTACCAGAACCAGATGTTACACCAACAGAAGAACCAGTCAAACGCAAAAGGCAAACAAA